CGCTGGCGCCGTTCTTGCCGTCGGTCCCGTTGGTGCCGTCCTTGCCCGCCGCGCCGTCCTTCCCGGGCGCGCCGTCCTGGCCGGCCGGGCCGGTCGCACCCGGGCTGCCGTCCTTGCCGTCGGCGCCCTGGCACTGCTGCGGGGTGCTCAGGCACGGCGGTGACTGGCCGGGCGCCCCATCGTGGCCCGGCGCGCCGTCCCGCCCGGAGATGCCCTGCAGACCCTGCGCGCCCGTCGCCCCGGTCGCGCCGGGGACGCCCTGCGCGGGCGGCGCGACAACCGGAGTGCCGCCGAGCCGCTTCACCTGGTCGTAGAGCTGCTGCGCCGACGAGTTCGCCGCGTCCGCATGCCGATCGGCCGCGGCGACGTCATCGCGCAGGCTGTGGATCGACAGCCACGCCCACACCGCCAGCCCCACGATCCCGACCACAACGAGCGCCCCGGCAAGGTAGAGCAGCCGATGCGACCGTTCGTCCCGGGCCTGCTCGACTGCAGGCTGTACGAGGGTGCGGTCGATCGGGTCACCTGTCTCACCCGTCATGAATCGCTCCCCTCTCCCTCGTCCTCCAGTTCCAGCAGCCGCTTGAGCAGCTCAGCGCGGGCCTCGCCGCGGTCTTCGTCGTCGGTGTCGTCGTCGTCGCCGAGCACGCGGTCGATCGCGTGCCGGGCCGCGCTCTCACGTTCCTTCGGTGAGCCCTTGTTGAGTGCGCGGAGTCCGATCCAGACACCGCCGAGGGCCGTGATGATCGATGCGATGCCGGGAAGCAGCTGCGCGAGGTCACCCACGTCCACCCCCTATCTGTCTCATGTGGATGGCGTGACGCCGGCGTCCGGCTGCGGTGCCAGGTGCGCGACCTGCCAGTCGATCTCCTGCCCGGCTGCGCCGGTCTCCGGGTCGCGGTTCGGGTGTTCGACCTTGGCGACGTGGTAGACGTCCCGGTCGATCGCGACCTGCATGCCCTCGACCAGCGGCTGGTCGTACCAGCCTTCCTCCAGCTGCTCCCCGGTCTCGTGGTGCAGGGCACGCACGGCGGCTTTCGCGCGGACGTCGTGACGGCGGGAGAGGTGCCGGGCGAGGTCGACCATGGGCGGCCGCTCGGTGTCGATCACGAGGGTGATGGTCTTCCGGTCGCTGGAGATCTCCGCGCTCTTCAGGACGTGCACGAAAGCCGGGTCGAGGCCGGGGGCGTGGACGCCTTGGCCGATCATGCCGTCCCAAGATTCGGGGTTGAACCCGACGTGCGCGCAGACCGGGACGCCTTTGCGCTGGCAGTCCACACAGGACGGTGCACCCTCGTACCGGAGGGTGAACGTGGTCGTCATCAAGGCTGTCTCCTATGTGGACGAGGTGAGGAAGATGGCGCCGAGGTAGGTGGCGCCGCCGTCGGTGCCGAGGGTGACGGAGCCGCCGGTGGACTGCCACAGGTTCAGGTACAGAGTGGCGCCGGCGGCGAGGTTGATGACGGTGAAGCAGGGGCCGGTGCCGGAGCCGACGCTCGGGGGGATGATGCCCATGGTGGCGATGGCGTTGGCGGCGAAGCTGGTGCCGTTGGCCAGAAGCGAGGCCGTGAGCACCTGGTTGAGTGCGTTGGCCCCGACCGAAGGGTAGCGCGCTTGGGAGAACACGAAGTAGATCCCGGCGTGCTGGACCGTGAGGACGTTCGGCGCCGACGCGGTCCACATATTGTCCGTATTGACCGTCGCGGTCTGGAAGTTGACCAGCGTATCGGTGGCATTGCTGATCGCCTGCCCGGTCGTCTGCTTGGCGATCACGCACGGACGTTGGCTGTTAAACCGGGCCTGTTCATAGTTGTAGAGGTTGGTGAGGTTCGAAGCCAATGCATTCAGGTCAGTCGCATGGACGATCGTCCCGTCCGTGAAACTGGGGATCGCCGGTGTGGGGATAGCCATGTCTGCCTTCCGTCCTTAGTAGACACACACGGTGGTTGAGCCGAGAACGCCGTAGGTGGCGTCGCCGAGCACCCATGCCTGCGACACGAACACCGGCGACAGCTGCAGCTCCGTCTTCCACGACGACGCATCACCGGACGCATCGTGGTTGATCTGCTCGACGTAGTAGTCGCCGGAGATGGTGACCGCGCTGGTGCGGCGCTTCACCGTGATCCGCGTGCCGATGTCCATCGACAGGACGGCGGCGAACAGGGCCGGGTTCGCGGCCGGGTCGAGGGTCATCTTCGAGATCCGGGGCGGCGCACCGGTTCCGGGGGCGCCGGCGGGCTTCGCGTACCGGCCGACGTAGAACAGGCCGGCCTGGTTGACGTCCCAGTCGTTCTGCATCTGCAGGGTCTTGGAGAGGATCCGTTGCCCGTAGGCGGTTTGGCTCGTCGCGTTCACGATCGCGGGGAGCCGGGTACCGGAGCCGCCTGCGGTGAGGTCGGCTTCGGAGTAGACGTATGTGGGGTCGTAGTCGTACTCCAGCTCCTCGTATGGGAGTTCTCCGGTGCCGCTGTTCTCCCCGAACGTGAACTGGGAGGCCGCCGAGGTGGCTGCGGTGTAGCGGGTTTCGCGGGAGTCCTGGTGGACGAGCCCGGCGGCGTCGGCCCAGACGAGGCCGTTCTCGGTGTCGGCGATCTCCTGCAGCACGTCGAGCATCCCTCGGCCGTTGTAGGAGAAGTCGGTGGCCATGGAGGTGACGCCGGTGTCGGTGATGACGTTGGTCGACCAGTACTTCGTGAGCAGTCGCAGCGCTCGGGTGCCGGATTTCTCTCCGAGGTAGCCGATGCCACGATTGTAATGGTTCGCGACCTGAGTGGACGACAACGGGAAATTGTATAGTGCACAGTTTGCGAATGATGCGGTCGATACCGTGTCGCCGTAGAACGTGTTTACGTACTCGTAAATGTTGTCGATTCTCATTGCCGTTGGAGTAGAAACGTATGTTCCCGAGGTTAGGACGCCGTCCCTGTAACCTTGCCATCCGTTCGAGCCAACAGCGATGAGCAGGAGGTGATGCCATGACGAGTCCGCGAAAACTTGGCCTCCAGTGATGCCGGAGGCGACGTTTACCTGGAACGTCCCGCTCGGATCCCTGTAGTAATAGCCCATCCGGTTGATCGCAGTCCGAATTCCGAAAGTATTGAGTGGCCCGTCATGGTTTCCCGGGTCGGTCGTGGACTCGCCAATCCCGAGTGAACCGGCGCCGTACCACGTCTGGCCTGCCGTCCATCTCGACCAAATCTCAAACGTAAACGACTGCGGGTCCATGAACAACGATCCGTATCGCGTGCCGAGACGGGTCGTCTGAGTGTTATCACCAGAGGTCAGTGGATCAGCGTTCTGCTGCGACAGTGTGACTGCCTTCGAGCCGTCGAGGAAACTGTCGCCGCCGAAAGACACGGACGCCGACTGAGAACCGATCGCCTGATACCCCGTGTACGCCGCACCGCCTGTCGGCCGGATCACCGTCTGCGGGAACGAGTCGTCGTCGTACGGCACGAACACCGCCGGGCCGTCAGCGAGCACAGTGGCCGCGTAGGACTGGGAGATGACCGTCCGCGACAGCGGCGACAGCGCGTCGACCGCCTCGAGCGGCTTCACACCCCGGAAGCCCTTGTCCGCCCACTGCTGCGGGTACCGCTCGATGTAGCCCGTGAACACCTTGGAGTACCTCGGGCCCGTCGCGACGAACGCCGTCGCCGAACCACCCAGCTGCAGCTGCAGCGCGTCCACGTACACCGTTGCCGGGTATGCCGCCGTGCACGTCAGCTCGAGCACGTTGGTCGGTGTCGACGGCGTCCCGGTGATGATCAGCCGCTGCCATGCCCCGGTCAGCGACGACGTCGCCGAGCCGACCAGCGTGCCCACGCCGGCCGCTGTGAGGTTGAACCAGGACGCCGTCACCGTGTGGCTGGCCGGGACGAACACGTACAGCGACAGCGTTTGCTGCTGGTACGGCGGCACGAACAGATTCAGGGCTGGGATGTCCGTCGCCGCGGTGAACGTGCACGCCAGCGAGTGCGTGCCCTGGAACGCCTGCGCCGTGCTGTTCACGATCGTCGGCGCGCCGGTGAACGCGAAGACCCCGCCGGTCGTCCCGTTCTCGAACGACGGGTCGTAGGCGACGGTGGTGCTGCCCGGCACGAGGTTCGTCGAGTTGAGCAGGTTCCCCGACACGTCTTTCGTGGCTGCGTTCCACCACGCCCCGATCTGCACCTGCCGGTACGGCAGGAGCTGGTTCGCGCCGGAGTTGAGCGGCGAGCTGGTGTTGACCGGGTTCAGCCACTCCTGCGGGTCGTCGAGGTTGAGCGTGCACTCCCCGGTCTGGACGGTGCCCAGCTCGTACTGCCTGCCGCGCTGGGTGGTGAAGCCCTTGAACACCAGTGGGGACGCCGGGTTGTCCAGCAGCGACACGGCGCCGTTGCCGGGGAGTCCTGGCGGTCCCTGCGTGAAGTCGCAGATCGCGGTCAGCAGCGGCCAGGATGGGCGGGAGGCCACGGTCATGCACCTCCCGTCGCCAGGCCAGTGGTGAGGCCGTTGTTCGGGTTGCGGAGGTTGTAGCGAAGCGTCCCGGTCTGGAACCACCGCGCGACGTCGTTGGCGTCCAGCTGCAGCACCAACGTGGTGTTCCCCGCCGGGGCTGCAGAAGCGCCGACGGTGACCGCGCCGGTGACGCCCATCGACGCGCCACCGGCCACCCCGCCCTGGATCACCGCGGAGACGGAGCCGAGCATCCCGCGCGCCGCCGACACGGCGGACGCGGCCGAGCGCGCGATGCCCTCGCCGAAGGCCTCGCCCATGCTGATGCCGGAGTAGAGCACCCAGCCGCGGCCGGAGAACGGGCCTTCCTTCGCCGGGCTGAACGGCCAGAGGTTCCGGATGCCCTGCAGGAAGCTGGACACCTGGGACTTGACCCAGCCGATCATCGACTCGATCCCGTGCCAGAAGCCTTCGATGATCGAGCGCCCGGCGTTGAACAGCCAGGACCCGGCGTTCGACAGGGCACCGGTCACCGCAGACCACGCCTCGGAGCCGAGGTTCGTCAGGAACGACCAGGCCGACTTGATGCCGTTCCACAGACCGGTGATGATCGCCCGGCCCTTGTCGATCAGCCAGGTGCCGGCCGTCGAGAAGAACTCCTTGATCTTCTCCGGGATCCCTGAGAGGAACGAGACGACGGCCTCGAACGCCTTCGGCACGTTCGTGATCAGCCAGGTGATCGCGTCGGCAAGCTGCCCCATGATCGCGGCCTGCATGTTGTACAGCCACGTGACGACCTGGACGAGGATCGGCAGCAGCAGCGACAGCAGCCAGCCGGCGAATTGCACGATGAGCACGATCAACGGGGTCAGCGACGTGATCAGCTGCGTGATCGGCGGGATCAGCTTCACGATCGAAGGAAGGACCTGCAGGAACGCCGAGATGATCTGCTGTAGTACGGGCGCGAGCGCTTGGAGGATCTGCAACAACGCGTTCCCCAGGGCCTGCGCCAGCTGCCCGATCACCGGGAGCAGCGGCTGGATCGCGGCGAAGATGTTCGTGAGCGCCGTCGCGAGGAACTGGCTGATCAACGTCGCGATCTGCGAGACGATCGGCAGCAGCTGCGCGAGGATCGGCGCCAGCCCGGACGCCAGCCCGGCCACGATCTGCGCGATGGCCGGCACCAGCGGCATGATCGGCGAGAGCAGCCCGATGAACGCCGGAATCAACGGCGTGACCGCATCGAGAATCTGCACTAGCGCCGGGATCAGGGAGCCGGTGAGGACGCCGCCGAGCGCGGTGAACAGATCGGTCAGGGCCGGACCGACCGCGGCGAACACGCGGCCGAGGGCCTCGGCCAAGGGCTGCAGCGCGGTCGCGACGTTGACGAAGACCGGTCCGAGCGACTGGATCAGGGGGATCAGCGCGCCGGAGAGGGCGTCGAGCAGCGTGGTGATCACGGGCAGGATCGCGGCGAGGATCGGACCGCCGACCTGCGCCAGCGCCCCGATCAGCGAGCCAAGCATGCCGAGCAGATCCGAGAGGAACGGGCCGAGCGCGCTGAAGGCCTGCCCGATCGCGCCGGCGGCCGGGGCGAGGTTGGCGAACAGGGCGCCGACGCCCTCGCCGAGCGAGGCGAGAAGGTTCCCGAGACCATGGATCACCGGGCCCGCGGCCTGGATCGCGGTCGTGAACCCGGGCATCGCGTTCGTGACGAACGCCGTTACGCCGTCGACCAGATCCTTGAGGTAGGGGCCGATGGTCGAGAAGATCGTCCGGATCTGGGGCAGGATCTGGTTGAACGCCGCCCCGAGCTGGCCGGCTATCTGCTTGAACACGGGGATCAGCGGGGCCGCGGCCTGGGTGAGCGAGGTCTTGACGTGGTTGCCCAGCTCGGTGAACGACTGCTTGATCGCGGCGTTGTCCTTGAGCACCATCACCGCGAGCCCGGCGAACGCCAGCGGAAGCGCCGCGAGCGCGCCACCGGCCACAAGTGACGCGGCCGAGGCCACGGCGCCGAACATCCCGAAGTACTTCGTCAGGGTCAGGATTCCCGAGAAGTTGCTCTTGACCTGGTCGCCGACCCACGACAGCGCGGCCTTGACGCGCTGCCCCATCTGTTCGGACCCGGACCGGATCCGCTCGTTCTGCTTGTCCGCCTCGTCGGCGGCCTGCCGCCACTTGCGGACGAAGTCGGAGACGTCACCGATCAGCCGCGCGATCACCGGCGGCAGGTAGTCCGACACGCGTCACCCCCAAGGCTTGGTTCCGTGTGTCGGGCGTAGGAGCCGTACTACGGGCTCAAGGCCTCACGCCAGACGCGCGTGAACACCTGATTGGCTTGCGACTGCGTCTTCTCGCGCGCAGGCTTCATGTACGGGTACGGCGGCTGGGCGTACCGGCGGCCGAGCGAGTCGACGCCGTAGAAGCCGAGCTCGAGCCGTCTGCTGTACGGCGTGCCGGGGGCGACGTCGACGAACCACGAGTACGCGCCGACGCGGCCTTCGCGGCGCGGCAGGATGGAACGGCGAAGGGTGCCCGTGACCACGCCGGGGCCGCCGGCGTGGTACGGGATCACTTCGCCCTTGCGGTTACGTCGCGGGATGCCGACCCGGGCAGGGCCGGACGCTTCCCGTTTCGCGTAGTTGGTGAGCCGCAACGCGAGTTCGCGGACCGCCTTGCGGGTCGCGACCTCTTCGTGCTCGATCATCGACAGCAGCGCGAT